ATACTCACCCACTGATCTAAGAGTATAGGTAAGATCAAACTCAGCAGCACTCCAATTTTTGAATCTATCCCTTACCAGTTGATCAGAGTTGTAACTGACTAACTGATCAAAATCGCAAGCAGAGCAGTCAGCAGCAAACCTATCGTGATCAAATCCTTTGTGCATTGACCCTTTACGCCCATAGAGGTTATCCTTAATATCATAAGGAGGATCAAGATATACAAAAGCATTACCTTCAGCGCCAAGTAGGTAATCATAGGAGTAGTTAGTGATGCGCCAATTCTTGATTATTTCAGAATAACCTGGCAGTTTGTCAATTCCCCTGATGGTGAAGTTATTGTCGCTTGCTTGGACGGAGAATGAACTGGACTCCGTAAGCCCAGAGAAAGAACACTTATTAACCACATAGAAGGAAACAGCACGATGGAAATTTTCGCTGTCTTCCAGAGGTCTTGCAAGATATGCTTTGGCGTCAAGGAATAAGTTTTTAGCACTTGTCGGATCAACATGGCGATATTTCAGTTGCAGCAGTTCATCTCTCATCTCACGACCAAACATCTGGAGTTGCTGCCAGAAGTTGACCAGAGGTTCATAAAGATCATTAACCCAAATCTTTAGATCAGGGCACTTCTTGGTAATGTGAATAGCAACACTTCCTCCACCAAGAAAAGGTTCCCTGAACTCATCATAGTTCCTCAGGTCAGGGAAATAAGGATCCATCTTGGTGACTGCTCTACTTTTTCCGCCAGGGTAACGCAGTGGTGTTTTATGGGATTTCATAACGATTAAGTTTTTCAATGTATTGATAGATCAAAGACCAACCAAACTCATAAGTGTCTCCATTCTCATCTTGAAGATAGAATGGAATGTTTGGATGCATTCTCTTTGCTCTGTAATAATGATTGATCACATTGTAGTCATCATCAATGTGCCTTTCAAGTTCCAGTTCTTCTTCACTCATCACAGGATCAGTTTCTTACTGGGGGTTTGAATGGGAGAGAAAATCTTTTCATAATTTTCTACAATCTCATCTCTTGTTTCACAGATATAAATGACAAATTGCTTATCAATAGTCAGAGTAGATTCTTCTTTCTGAAGCAAAGAGTAAGGGACAAAACCAACTTGACCAGTGGCATTAGGCACTGCTACAAGAGGATTCTCAATCTCAATAGTTTTTTCATCTTCATTGATGTGGGTGAAAATAATTTCTTCACCTGTATTCATACGCAAAACTTTTACATTCATTTGACTTTCTCAATAAGATTATTAACACTCTGTGACATTGAATAGTAACCAGTCCCAATATAGATCTGACCACTCAGAACAGAGACTGTACAAATACCCCAGAATACATAATACCAATGTGATTTAATTTGTTTGATCATTTGAATTCACACTCCATATAAAATAGTCACTACTAACGGAACTCACACTCCACCATAATTTCAGTTAGACAAGCAAGCATATTTATTTCCTGATCAGCAACGAATGAGCTCTGGTACTGATACTTAGCAATAATAAGGACAGCAGCAGCAACCCCAGGACCTGCCAAGTGTGAGTAAAGAGCATCATAGATACTGCGCAAAAGTACAGCAGGATCATTATCCAGATTATCAACGACCCATTTACGAACCTGCGAATAGTCCTTCTCCTTGAGACATTTAAAGAGATCATCTGTCTTTACGTTACTGAACGATGCTAAAATACCACTATCAATCTTACCACTTACTGAGTATCTTTGCAACTCATTAAGAACACGACGCCAATCAGGGAAGTGCTTATTGATAAGTTCTACCAGGACCTTGTTATCATATTCAACACTTTCTGCAACCAAGATTTCTTGGAGACGTTTGAAGAAGTTTGCTGCCAAGTACTGCCTATCTTTACCTTTGATGGAGAACTCAACAACTGAACATCTGGAGTGGAGAGGTTGGATAATTTTGTTTTTGTAGTTACAGGTGAAGATGAACCTGCAGTTACCAATAAACTCCTCAGTAAACGCCCTAAGGCAGAGTTGTACATCTGGGGTTGTGTTATCTGCCTCATCAATGATGATGACTTTGTGTTTAGCAGTTGACGAAAGTGAGACGGTCGAAGCGAAGTTCTTCGCATTGTTTCTGACAGTATCAAGGAATCTACCTTCATCTGATCCATTGATGACATAGTAATCTGCTCCCAGTTCCTCACATAGTGCTTTTGCTACTGTGGTTTTACCACACCCAGGAGGTCCAGATAGGAGAAGATTAGGAACCTCTCCCCTCTCCAGGAAATCTTGAAATGTTTTCTTTGTGCCCTCTGGAAGGATACAATCTTCAATTGTCTTTGGGCGATATTTCTCTACCCAAATAAACTCATCACGACTCATTAATTTTCCTCAATTCAAAAGATCCGTCTCCACGGTCAATCCATTCTAACACATCATCCTCTTTCCATCCAAGAGTTTCAATCATCTCTGGAGGAAATGTCAATATGCCATCATCACTAATAGTTAATGTTGTTCTCATACCCAGTCAGGTTTCCTATCAGGAATTCTAACATAGTTATCTTTGACCCAAGGTTTAGATGCAATATACATTTTGTAAGCATCAAAGGTTGAGATGTTTATATCTAACTTATATTCATCAGGCATTGCCCTTACAAAGGGTGTGGGGTGCTTACCAGACCTCCCTGTGGGGTCTCCAGAGGGGAAGATCTCCTTTGCTGCTAGAAGAGTTTGAAAACAGGTGTGATGCTTCCCATACCTCAATTTGTACTCATCACACAAAGCAATTCCATGTTGAATCAACCACTGCCAGTTCATTACAAACTCTGATGCCCATTTAGTACAGGGATGATTACGAAAAGCACCCTTCTCAGTGGCATAGGGAGCACCATCTGCCCTGGGAAGAGTGCCAAATCCATGACCCCACTTGTCAGATGCAACAATAGAGAGCATCTGACAGCATTCTAGAGGCATCTTGACAATATGTTTGTCAGGAAGCACTCTAGCAGATTTCCAAGGGTTAGGAGAAGTAACAAAGATGTTCATTCTAAAGGTCTTACAAATTCATTAGAAACAATGTCTTTAGCATGGAGAACCATGTGCATATAGTCTACTGCTTTTTGTGGTTCTGTGTGCTCTCCACAAGTGAAAACATCACAAACTGCCATACCCACCTCTGGCCATGTATGAATGCTGATGTGAGATTCAGCAAGCATAGCAACACAGGTTACACCTTGAGGTTGAAACTTGTGTGAATTTAGAGAAAGCAAAGTTGAGTTACACTGAACAGAAGCATGGTACAGAGTATCCCTAATGTAGTTCTCATCATCCAACAAGTCTGAATCACACCCCTTAAGGGTGAAGAGGATGTGTCTCATCATCCAAAAGAGGAATCAGGTTCCAGAGCAATGTAGTAAGTTACATCAATATTCTGGTTAGTAAATCGAGACAACAACTTGGAGGAGACTACAACATCATAGGTTCCAGGGACAATCTTCAGATTCTCTTCTTTGAAGTTAAAGACAAACTCAGAGTCAGTTTCACCAACAATGATGGAGAAGTCATTAGAAGTGTCATTCTTCTTATCACGAGCAACCAATTTGACAACACCATTTTCACCAATGGCAGAGATGTCAGGAAGTTGATAGACAGATGCTGCTTTCTTCAGTTTCTCCAGCTGTTGACTGGTGAGTACAAAACAAACATCTTCAGTAGGAAGAGAAATCTCCTTCTCAGGAGGAGCAACAATCACAGTTGGATCAGCAAAGAAATACTTGGAACGCATCTTGCCTTCCTTGATGACCACATACTGATCATTAGTGAAATCCAGGTCAGCACTTTGGTGAAGTGACAGACCATTGAGGAATTGGTTCAGATCATAGATACCAAAATCCTTGGGAAAATCTTCAGCAACATTTGCTTCAACCAGGATGTTCTTCATCACACTGATACTACGCAGTTTGCTACCCTGCTTGAACAGAATAGACTGGTTGATAGAGGAGAAGTTCTTAAGCAGATTGACAGTAGTTTCAGAAAGTTTCATAACCATTAGTATTATTAGTGTGAAGACCAGAGAAGTGGTAGAGAAGAACACAATAGTGAATTGCTTTCAAAATGTCAAGCTTAGACTTGCCATTCTTCTTACCAAAGCGAGAGAGGTATTTGATAGCG